ATACGAGGTGATTCAACGAACATTGCACCTTCGTAGGTTCCGATTGTTCCTGGCCAGAATTCTGATGAACCTGTCTCAGAGTACTTATGGTCATCACGCCATCCGCCTGAACCGGTTTCTGCGCGAAGATCGTGTGAAACTTCTGGGTGGATACCAACCCAGTAGTATTCGCCTTGACGTGGGACAGCCTTGTTTGCACGTAGCTTAGCTACAGCAAGACGGATGTCACGTGAACGGATAACAGATGTTCCGTCAATTGACTTTTGTGTTGTTCCGTTGGTGTATGTACCTGCGTAGGTAGATACTGGAGAAGTGGCTCCACCTGTAAGTTCAGCAATTACGTTTGGTCCACCAACAAGGGTGTTAAGCGCAACTGTGTCAAGTGAGTCAGCCATGTTGAACGCGATGATGTCAGCAATTGCTGGATCTACGTCTGAGAGTGAGAACAACTCTAACTTACGAGTTGCAAGAGAAGCGTTACCGTATTCGTTCAGAGTAACGGTGACAGGTGTTGTGTTGCCTAGGGCTACAGCATCTGGATCAACGTCTTCTGAAAGTGGTGAAGTAACTGCTGATAGGTCTGTGTAGATCTGGAAGACTACAGAAGAACCTGGCATTGCTTGTTGTACTGGACGCTTGTCTGCGACATCGCGGACTAGAGGTACAGCACGGAGTGCAAACTCTACGTAACGATCATAAGCTGTCTGTACTAGGGAAGTACCTAGAGAACCGCCTGATGTATCTGTATATGCGTTTGTCACTGTGTCACCTTCTTTCTATTAAGGTTTGTGCGGTTAATGGATTTATCTACGACGCTGAGAAGCGTTACCTGTTAATGCGTTAAGATCTTCAATTGACTTAGCCCCTGTTATTTTTGCCATTAGGTCGGCATCTCTTGTTGGGGTATTCGCATTTTGTGTTGCGGCATTGATGCGTTGATACGCTGCCCGATTGGTTTGCTCTTCGTCGGAGATTGGAGCAGTTTCTGCTTCAGCCTTTTGAAAACCGAATACATCCGAGTTTTCAGTAAGCCATGCGTCAATCTGCTCTGGCGTTTGAACATCGCCAGGAATAAACTTGGCGACCTTATCAGGTACGCCTTTCTGTGCCAATACTTCTTTGACTGAACGATTGCGAAGATCAGATTGAATGTTTGCCAATTGCTCGGCTAATTCTTTCTTTTCTTTCTCTGCTCGCTTTAATGCTTTACGGAGATTTGCAGGACCATTTGGATCCACCTGAGTAGGTGTATCTTCTAGGTCTAGATCGTCTTCGTCATCTTCATATTGGTTTGCCATGTGGCACTCCCTTTCGTTGGTTGATGCGTAGGCCGCAAGTCATCTCAGGGGAAAGATGGTTGGCTCCCACTTCCAGTTTTTAATACACGTCATCCATACTGGTCGGTGGCGACGGAACTTAAATTAGGAAACGCCTTGGGCTGTTCCTATGCCAAGTGATTGGCCTTGTGCGCTTGCTCCGGCAGATCCACCGAATTGCGATGTTTCTGCTGTTGCTAAGCGTTGACGAGTGGCTTGAGCTTGTACGGCTTCAGGTCCACTTAGTGCTTCTTGTAAACCTTGTGCGGTGTTGTAGTTACCGTAGGCTTTTCCATAGATATTTGCTAATGTTCCAGCCTGTTGATTAAGTTGTTGGGCTGATGCAAAGGCTTGTGCTTGCTTAGCGTAATCAAGTGCGCCAGCACCCATACCACCAGCAACTTGTGCAGCACCTGCAATATCAGGTATTCCTGCGCTAGATGCGGCTGCGGCTAATGTACCCTTTTGAGCAATAGCGTTAAGGATTGGTTGAGCCTTAGTTGGATCCATAAGCATTGCTGCTACGCCACCAAGATCAATACCGTAATACTGTTGTAGCGCTGCTGTTCTAGCAGGATCTACTTGAGTTGCGGCAATGTCCTTGTAAGATTGAACGATGTCGCCAACTTCTGCTGCTGATTTGTCAAGAGCGATAAACTGTTGAAAGTCTGATGGTTGATCGTAAAAGCCAGCAGGCATACCCATGTTACGAAGGGTATCTGAAATGTTTTGTTCTGATTTTAAGATATCTGCTTCAGATAGTTGAGGCAAACCATTAGCAGTACGCATAGCATTTGTCTTACCAAAACGATCTTGGTATTCAGGAGTAGCCTGAAGGGCCGCATACCATCCAGCAGAAGTAGTAGGGGCATCTGGTGCTGTTACTTTTGAAAGCAAAGCGTTGGCTAGGTTGCCCAAACCAAGCGCTTGAAATTGTGCTTGGAATTGACCAAAGGCATCGTTAACGCTTGTTTGTCGTGCTGCTGCAGTAGTTGCTGCTTGATTTGCCAATGCGGCTTGAACTGCAGCATTAACATCCGCTTGAGTAAAAGTAGTTGGTGTTGCTGGTGTAGCTGAAGCAGCCGCTGCTGCAGGAGTAGCAGGAGTTGGGGTAAAGGTAGGAGCTGCTGGTAATGGCTTTGCAGTTGTAGCAACTGGACCTTGTTGTGTTGCACTTACAGCAGGAGCAGTACCGCCAGGAACAGATACAGTTCCCGCTGATTTAACAGGGGTAAATGCTGGCGCTGAAGCCGCTTTTGGCGCAGGTGCTGGAGTTGAAGTTTTCTTTGTAGTCGCCATTACGCATTAATTCCAAATCTTTGCAATACGCTTGATGCTAAATCTGATAATTGAGCATGTGCGTTTTGGGTATACTTCCAAGAAGGATCTTGCTTAACCATTGACTGCAAATCTGATTGACTCATGGTTGTCTTCCCGTCTCCTTGTAGGTACTTCTGTACGTATGGATCGTCAAGAGTTACTGTTGCTGGATTTTTTTCAAGCAATTGAGCCACTGTGTCAATAGCAGGTTTTGCTACATCCATAGGTGAAAGTCCAGCATCTAGTTGTGGCTTTAGATAGCCGTACTTAGCCAAAGCCATGTTTTTGAAATTATTTTCAATATTGTCAAAAGTCAAGGTACCTTTTTCAAGGTTAGCCAAATCCAAGCGAGTATTAACATCTAGTTGCTTGGTTGTTGGGTCAATTGTATTGACACCATACTTGGCAGCCAATTGGTTGTACTTGTCAATGTCAGATTGTTGGGCTGTGGTTTTGCCAGCCTTAATAGCATCTGCATATGAGTTAGTAAGTTGTTGTTGTAACCATACCTGTGGGTCAAATCCTGGTGTAGATGTTTCGCTACTAACGGTTCCGTCTGGATTAGTAACTGTTGTTACTGACTCTTGGTTTCCTGGCTTTTTAGCCTCAGCGACAAGGGCTTGTTGCCAAGTAAGGGTGTTACCCTTTGCATCTTTGAATGGTGATGCCATATCCATGGCGGTTGGCATACGACCAAATACTTTATTGAATGTTTGGTAAAAATAACCGTCTGCTACCTTGCTGTAATCTGTAGTCTTGGTTTGAGTTACAGGAGCATTTTGTCCAAAGCCTTGAGCCTTAAGGCTAGCAAGGTAATCGTTTGGATCCATTTGGCTTTGTTGTGAGCCAAGCAATACTTGAATCCAAGCGTTTTGAATACGAGTTGGATTTTTCTCAGACTTGCTGATAAGAGCAGCCTTGACCAAAGAACTACGAATTTGTGCAAGGTTTGTAGGTGTACGGGCTTGTGATAGCAAATCACCAATTGAGGTAGGAACTACCTTGCCACCTACTTTAAGTGGAATTGAACCTGTAGCACTTACTGACGTTCCTGAGTTTGGATCATAGATAGTTGATCCAGTACCAGCAGTATTGCCACCAAATGCCCCAGCAGGAACATTTCCACCATATCCACCAGCACTACCAAAGCCACCAGCATTAGTAACGGCTGGTTTAAGGTCTTGTGGTAATAACTTTAATTGTTGTGCTTGTGCAGCTAAAAGTGTTTGTACGCTTCCATCACTATAGGTTACATGGATCGTACCGTCTGCTGGATTGGCAATAGAACTTACCGGTGTTGGAGTCGCCATTTATTAACCTAACTTTGAGAATACGCTTTGGATAACTGCCGCTAAACGTGGTTCGTTTAGAGCAACAGCATCAAGGTGATTTTGCCAGTTTTGATTTTCTTCATTGACTACAGGGCCTTGAAGGTTCATCATCTTAAATTGATTTAATCGTTCTGCGTGAACTGAGTAATCGTTCATCAAGCCACGAACAAGGTTTGCTTGGTCATGGGTTGGCGCATTAGGAGAACTAAAGATTTGTTGCAATTGGTTGTATGCGTTAAGCGCATCGTTTTTGCCGTTTTGATTTGTGTAAGAATCATACCATATTGGGTGAAGGTTCTTCATCTTAGTCATAACAGCAGACCAACGATCATTCTCTTGTTTTTCGCTAAAGGTGTCATAGTTTGCCTTAGCTTGGGCAATAATCTTTGTGTGGGTGGCTTTATCGCCAGCAATTAAAGCATCGCCTTCGGCAATATAAAACTGAGTTAAAAGATCTTGTGGAGCGCGAGTAGAACGAAGTCCCATATTTAGAAGTTCGTTGTACACGGTCTTATCGTTTACCGCTGTTGGATCTTGTGGGATTAAGAAGAACGCACCAGAAGCAACATTTGATTTGTCGCTAAACCATTGTGGATTATTCTTAATAAAATCAACAGTACCTTGAACGTAAGGATACTTAGCGCCTGGTATCATATTTTCAGTTTTGCTTACGGTGTAGGAAACTGAACTAGATCCATGTTCGCCAAGGAAGGTCATTAGGGCATCGTTATAGTTACCCTTTTGCTTTACTAACTTCCAGAATTCATCGCGTAGCCCAGCATCTTCTTGAGATACCTGTGGGGCTAATGGAGATAACAAACCAAGTACAGACTTGATAATCAAGATACTTCTAGCGTTATCCTTAATGCGGTTAACGTAGTTTTGTAATTGCCATTTGTCAGCATTCTGAGATGGCACTTGACCATGGTAGTAAGCCGCCGCCAAAGCCCCTGAAAGAGCATTGCTATACTGATTGCCAAAGTCAACACCATTAACGCCAGCAGCATCAACCGCACTCTTAAACCATGCAGCAGGAACTACTGTGTCAAGCATCCCACGCTTAAATGATATATCTCCGATTGTTCCTTTAACTACAGGATTAAGCGCTGGGAAAAAATCCGAAAGAATGTTTCCGCTTACTGCAAGGAACGGCGATACGCCAGGTGTTTGAAGTTCAGGCAATACAGACTTCAAAGAAGTCATGCTTCCCTTAACGGTAAGTGGTAGACCAGATACCATTGGCACACCAAATGCGTTTAGCGTACCTTGAACTGCTTCACCAAAAGCACCAGCGCCAGGTATGTAAATATACTTGTTGCCTTGGTCGTCTGTTTCCATGAAAGTAGGATCAGATAAAGCATGTTCTGCTAGTTGATAAAAGCGCAAACCTCTTGAAAAAGCAGGCGACATAATGCTTGTATCTTTGAGTGTGCGGAAAGCACGTTTCAAAGCCTGCTCTTGAGCAAAGTAAAATGGCAAGAAGTTACGAGACAATTGAGCAAATTGATTGCGCAAAGCCGTATTGTGGATCTGTGGAAGCATGCCATATGTCGCTTGTGTTTGAGCAAAGCGTAGGGCTTGGTTTGCTTCCATAGTTCCGTTTTCAATCATTGGAACATACTTGGCATAAGCGTCTGCTACGTGCATCAAATACAAAGGCTCACGTGAAAGGTTGCTTACAATTGGATCCATTACCTTCTTAAATCCAAGGTTGGCAATTGTAGTAATCCAGTTTTTGCTACCAACGTAAGGCTCAAGCATTGGACCTGCTACAGCTGCTGGCATAGACTTAGGCATCTTTTGAGCCATAGCCGCAATTTCATTTAGATCTGTAGCATCACCGTTAGATAGGTTCTTTGCTACATTTTTTAGGACTGTACCGTCTTTACCGATCATCATACCCAAAGCGTTGTCAACACGATCCGCAGCAAAAGCGCGTGGATCTTGTCTTTGCCAACGAAGAAGTGTCTTTGACTCAGCGTTGTATGGCTTATAATCACCAGCAAGGGTAGCCAAAATACGGTTA